TCCCGATACGGTGTTCAACCTGTTCCAGCAGGGCGTCATCAAGGGCTTCTCCGTGGGCTTCATCCCCAAGGAGATGCGGGAGCCGACCGACAAGGACAAGCGCAAGTTCGGGGACGGCGTGCGGAACATCATCACCAAGTGGTCGCTGCTTGAGTTCAGCGTGGTCAATGTTCCGGCGAACCAAGACGCACTGGTTCAGCAGGTCGCCAAGAGCCACAAGTGGCTCGCTGATGCCTGGGGGATTGACTGCGAGGATTGCGGACAAACGGGTGACCGGGTGGAAGCATCTGGTAGTACCCGGCGTTGGAAATGCGACGCGGGCGTTCCGCGTCTGCAACTAGATTAGGCTGCTCACGCGCCGAGGCTTCCGAGGGTGGTAACCCCGACCCCCGCTAGCCCCACAGCAGACCGCGAGCCGAGAGGTCCATTGGAGACACGACCATGGATTGGGAAAACTTCATCAAGTGCCTGCGAACCGGCGGGTATGAGGGAGAGGCCGATCTGGAGTCCGTGCAGGAGTATCTCGATGAGTCCGGGCTAGACACCGGCACCGTCGAGATCAAGGGCGTGGAGCATGACATCGAAGCCCTCTGGGGCGAACGTGCCAAGCAACGCCTGGACCTGACAACGGCACAGATGGCCGACGAACTGGAAACGCTCCGAGAGGAGAAGCAGGCTATGAGCAGCGAACTAGAACTCCTTGGCACGAAGACTGCCGATGGGGACGAGCAGCCGTTTGAGACTGGCGATGTCAAGGTCGGTGCAGACCGCTTGGCGTTCGATGTCAAGGGCGGCTACCAGCAGGCTGGTGACTTCTATGTTGATGTCGCCAAGGCTGGCAGCGAACACTACATCCCAGAGCGGCTGGACAGTTGGACGAAGGCACTCAGCACCTACGGCAATGAAACCGTGGGCGCGGAGGGTGGCTTTGCGGTTCCCCCAGAGTACCGCGACGAGATTCTCTACCATGTCCAGGGTGAGGAGTCCCTGCTTGGCAGGACTGATTCCTACGCCATCTCCGGCAGCAGCATCACCTTCCCCGATGATGTCACGACCCCGTGGCAGACCAGCGGTGGAATCTTGGCGTACTGGACGGGCGAGGCAGCGTCGATTTCCCAAAGTCGGCCAAGCCTCAAGCAACAGAATCTCCGCTTGCGGAAGTTGAGTTGCCTGGTCCCCTGCACCGACGAGTTGCTCGCAGATAGTCGTGCGATTCAGACCTATGTGACGCGCAAGGCTGGCGAGAAGTTGTCGTTCAAGTGCGACGAGGCCATCTTCCGTGGCACAGGCGCGGGGCAGCCCCTGGGATTTATGAACGGCGGCTCTCTTGTCACCATTGCCAAGGAGTCTGGGCAGGCTGCTGACACGATTCAAATCGAGAACGTAGCCAAGATGTGGGCTAGGTGTTACGGCCCGTGGCGCGACCAGTCCGCCTGGTACATCAATCAGGACTGCGAGAGTTCGCTGTTCACGATGAGTGTCGGCAACTGGCCCGTCTACCTGCCTGCGGGCAGTGTTGCTGGTCAGCCCTACGCGACTCTGTTCGGGCGACCCATCATCACGACGCAGCACTGCGAAACGATTGGCGACTTGGGCGACATCGTTCTGGCAAACTTGGGCCAGTATGTCACGGCAGTCAAGAGCGAGGGCGTCACAGCATCGTCCTCAGTCCACCTCTGGTTCGACCAGGACGCAACGGCGTTCAAGTTCCAGATGCGGGTAGACGGTATGCCGTGGATGAACAGCACCATCTCACCGCGCGACGGGTCCAGTACCCTGAGTGCGTTCGTAGCACTGGCCGCACGGGCCTGAGTGCGGGAGGAGTAGACGGCTATGGGTTACGTTTCACTTGGATCTGAACAATGGGCAGTCATCGGCGTCGTTGATCCTGACGCAAACAGCGCGGCTGCATACGACACCGACGAGATTGACATGAGCCTCTGGCATCGCATCCAAGCGATTGTCCTCGTAGGGACCATGGCATCGAGTTCGACTGTCGATTTCAAGTTGCAGGATTCCTCCAGCAGTGGCGGTTCCTTCAGCGACATCACTGGGAAGGCCATCACCCAACTCACGCAGGCCGGGACTGATTCTGACAAGCAGGCCATCGTGAACTGTCGGTTCGATGAACTGAACACTGATGGTCGGTATGTCAAGGGAGTCCTGACGGTCGCTACCGCTGCAAGCGATAGTGGCGTCGTCATCCTTGGTATGCCGCGATACGCACCGGCCAGCGACAACGACCTCTCGTCCGTGGACGAGATCGTCTCCTGATCGGTTCTTGATACTTCCTGTGAAGGGGGGGGCAACCCGCCCCCCCCGACACCGGGAAGGGGGTGCCACTTGTCGTCATTGTCGGCTGCCCAACTGAGCAGCCTAGTAGCCAAGACCAAACTGATGGCGCGCGTCGAGGAAGATGACGCCTCGCTTCAGTCTGACGGTCTGGCGATCTACCACGACGAGTCTGCCAGTGCGACCGCCGCGACGGTGCAGGTCACCGATACCACGGTGGTCCTGGTCATCACGGGCGGCAGCAACGCGGGGACCGACACGCTCACGCTGTCGGATGCCGCCAACGACACACTGACTGAACTGGTGGGGGTCATCAACGCCCTGGGCAAGGGCTTCGTCGCCACGCTCCTGGGCAAGTCCGACATCGACAGCGGGCGGCTCATCCGCAGCGCGGCCACCAGTTGCTTCGGCCAAGGGAACGAGCAGACGCTGCCCGTGGTCAACGACGAACTGCTGGAGGTCTTGGTCACCGACATCTGGGCGCGGATGGAATCGCAACTGGACCGCAACATCCTCAGCGATGACTACGACGAGATCGTGCGCATCGGCAACGAGGGCATCGGCCTGCTGGCGAACCCGGTGGTGTCCGACATCGACTTCGTGAGCGTGGACTTCGCAGACTCGTTCACCATTGAATACACCGGGAGCGACCTGACCGCGACGGTCGAGGTCACGGACCTGGCGGTGATTACCCGCAGCACCGATTCGGCGGGCAGCACGACTACGACCACCAGCACCTTCGCCAGCAACGCCAGCGTAACCGCGATGGTGTCCACGCTGGACGCGCTCAGCGGATGGTCGGCCACCGAGGTCAACAACGGCGACACGCTGCTGCTTGAGCGGCGCGGTCCCCAGGTAGCCAAGAGCGGCCTGATCACGATCCAGCGTTGGGACGAGTGGGACGGCTACTACCAGTGCGAGTATTCAGCCGGGACGCTCGACTTCCGTGGCAGCGGGGTCAGTGGGAACCAAGGCTACTGGCGCGGCTGGCCCTACCGGGACGCCCGCGTGAAGTACACGGCGGGCTACTCGTCGATCCCCGCAGATGTCGAGTTGGAAATCATCTTAGCGGCGAAGGCTGCCTGGGACATGAGCAGCAAGGACATGGCGGTCAAGTCGGAGAAACTTGGCGACTACACTTACACGCTCGCCGCCCAGGTCACGCTTGACGCGGCTGCCCAACTCCAGCACAAGTACGAGCGGGTGGGCCTGTGAGCGTTGCGTCCATGTCCAACAAGACGGCCACGGTCCAGCGGTCCACGCTCACGCGAGACGCGGTTGGCGGCAGCATCGAGACATGGGCGAGCGACGCCGTGTACCAGATGGCACTACAGCCCACCAGCGGCTCTGAGGACGACCGCTATGGCCGCGAGGAATACACAATCACCCATCGGGGCTACTTGGCAGGAACGCCTGACATCCTGCCTGACGACCGCCTGAGCATTGACGGCAACACCTACCTGATCCGCGCGGTCCTGAACCCGTGCGGCCTGGATCGCTACACGAAGTTGCTGATGGAGCAGGAGGTCTAATGCCGCTGCCGCTCCTGGCAATCGCTCGCGCCGCGTCCGTTGCTAGTCGCGTTGCGTCCCTTGGCAGCCGTGCAGGTGCCGGTGGAGGTGGCGTCACTGGCAAGGTCACGCATGTCGAGGACATGACGGCGACCTACCTGAGCGATGCGCGTGACTTGGTAGAGAAGGCGTGCCTGGTCGGTGCTGGCCTCGTCGTTGGGGAGGCGAAGCAACTCCTGAGCAATAGGGGCGCAAGGATCGAACCCTGGCGGTCGCCCAAGACCGGGAAGAAGCGAAGGTCGCTCAAGAAGCCCAAGGCGCGCTACGATGCGTCCGACCCAGGTGATCCACCCAACCTTCAGACGGGCGCGCTGCGCAAGAGCATCGAGTTTGAGGGCGCGCGTACGGTCTGGGGCGAGTTCATCGCCCGTGTCGGGCCGACTGGGTTCGCTGCAAAGTATGGCCTCTATTTGGAGTTCGGCA